CTTTCCCGCAATATTTACATTTCTTTTGCATGATTCCACCTCACTTATTCAGAACCTTCCTCATGGATGTCTTTCTACTGATGACTTCCAATGTGTCCTTGCTCTCGTATACGACCATCCAGTTTTCCGGTCTTAGTTTGTGTGCAGAAATGATCACTTTCTGTGCTCTTGTCGGTTTACTTGGCTGTTTCATAATTCTCCTTTCTTCCGGAAGCCCCAGCTACGCTTCCGGAAATCCTCTGTTGACAGTTACGTGATATATTATTCAAAAGTTGGAAAATCCCATTTTTTATAGACAAGCCCATCTTCTGACCAGTCCGGATACTGCTGCATAAGGTGCTCTTTCATAATTTCCAGCATTTCTGGTCGGAGTCCCAAGTTGCCATTGTCAAGCAGCCCATGATGATAGCGGCAGCCAAGCACACCATTTTTCTCAATACCAAGTCCACCCTGGCTTTTATTTATGTAATGCATGATGTCCGGTATCCCTAAAAGCATTTCTGATCTGCACTTGTCCATGTGGTACTGCATTTTACAGAACAGGCACTCATTACCATCCCGTTCTGCGATCAGTTCACAGGTTTCTTTTGGGAAATTGTAGTTGACCTTATTTTTTTTGCTTTTTTTCATCTCTTCACCGCCTGCTGCATCTGCTCAAATATTTTGTTATATTTTCTTTTTCTCCATGGCTTCGGTACTCTCACCCATGCGGACCATAAGAAAAGCCTGATTCTAAACATTACTTTCATCTGCTTCTCCCTTCACAAGCCCCTGCAGCGTCTCTTTCAGATAATCCACACGTTCCAGCACTGCGGTCAAAGTGTTCTGTGGTATCGTATACTCCCATCCGCTTAAGCTTACACGGATCGTGTCGATCGTTCTCTTTGCATCCTCAATGATCTGCTGGTCTGTTTTCTTCTCCGGCATATACTCCGGATGGTTCTCAATCTCGTCCTGTCCTGGAATCTGCTCATTGGTATCCTGCTGCACATCCGGCTTTTCTTCCGGAATATTCTCTTCGATTAGTTTTGGATCAGGAGCAGGAATCTCCGGATTGAGATCATTCAATGTCATTTCCTTTTTCTCTGCCTGTGCCGTTTCCGAAACGGTTTCTTTCGATTCTGACACGGTTTCATTTGCTTTTGAAACGCTTTCCGGGATATTCTGCATGCTTTTCTCAGGTTCCGGTTTCTTTGGAACGATAACCTTACTTTCTTTTCTTGGTGCCGCCTTTGGTTGTACCGGTGCAACTGCTGCATTTTTCTCTGCCGGAAGTTTTTCACCGTAAAGGCTCACCCATGCATTTCTCCATGTGTCTGTATCTGGCAGCATTTTCTTAAGTGCATCCTCTAATTCCTGCTTTGTGTAGGTTTCATTCGCAGAGGAATCCCTGATATTGATCAGTTTTACCGTGTCCTCTTCCGATTTCATGCTCAACATGCATCTGCCGGCTCCCGGAATGCGCACAATATACATCGCCTTTTCATCCGGTATCAGATTCTCGATAAAGTGTTTCCCTGATTCTCCGTTCTTTACTGCTGATTCCCACAGTCTCTTGTAGACTTCCGGTGCGTCCTTTCCGAGCTGATACACAGCTTTTTCAAGGTTTGTGTCAAATGACTGCTGCACACTGTCCTTTTCTTCCAACAGAACCTCGATATCTGTCGTTTTTTTCTCTTCGTCTACTTCATCCTTTACCTGCTGTACCTCCGATTTGCTGAAGTCCGGTGTCAATTCCTCATTTACACTGTCCGGAAGGGAAAGCATGATTGACAGTTTGGCATATCCGAATCCCTGATATTCTTCCTTTAATTCCGGCGCATATCCACCCTGGGAGAATTTGTCATTGATTCTGATAAATCTGCTCACCATGGTTTTATCTATACCGTATTCCGCGCGTGCAAAATCTACCACGTTGTCATACTTGCTTTCTGCTAAAATACTGGTATCGCGTGCCACTTTCAGTAGATATCCGATGCGGACAAATCCCTCTGCTGTTTTCTTAAGCTCTGTATCCAGCTCCTGCTTATATTCCTGATATGATCTGTATTCTATTACCTGTTCCATCGTTTACTCCTCCTATACAACTTCCATGAAATCGTTTTCCAGTGCGTCCGCAAGCAGTGTTCCCTGCAGCCTGCCGTGCCAGATCAGTTTCTTTTCTTCTCTTAACTGCTTATATCCATCTTTTCTTGCCTTGTCGCTCTTTTCTGCCAGCTTCTTATCTTTCGCAGACAGATTTTTCTTTACCCACTGCTGCCATTTTTTCAAAAACGGCATTGCATCATCCAGATCCTTATAAGCTTCATTCAGCACTGATTTTTTCTGTCTTATATTTCCTCCCGGCTCTATCTCCAGTGTGTACCACGGCACATCCGGCTTGTCTGTTCTCCGCAGGAATAACAGATATGTCTCCCTGATGTCCATCCTCTGAAAATAAATGTCGCATGTATGGATGCAGTGTTTTAAAACAATGCCTTCCTCGTAAATGTCCTTAATGCTTCCCGGCGATGCGATGCAGTATCTTCCGTCACTGTATTCATATTTTTTTAGTTCCCCTGATTCCAGCAATTTCTTTGCATTTTTGAATTTCTTTTCCTTTTCCCTGATCTCTTTTGCTGAATTCTTAAGAGATAGTCTCGCCACCAGTTCATTGTGTGCCACTGTCAGGTCTTTCGGTTTTAAAAGCAGTTCTACCGTGCAGTCCATTTTCATTTTCTGCATCATGTCTACATAATCACACCAGTCACTCCACAGGTAACACATATTCTCTTTTCTTCCAAGTGATCTTCTGTACTCCTGCTGCTTTCTCAGGTAGTTGCAGACTTTATGCATGGACAGATATTGAAAAGGATTTTTGCGTTTTGTGTCTTCCGGGTAGATGTCTGCCTCGCATAAGGTCATGATGTCCTCATCCTGGTATACGGTGTTGTTTCTCTTTTCTTCCTGCAGCCACCTCAAAATCTTTCCGTCCCCATTTATATCCTTTAGTCTTTTTAACCTCCCCTTATCAATGCAGAGCATCTTTCCAAGTTCATGTGCATTGATATTTTTCTCTGTATTTTTATATCCCCAATCATTGAGGAAATACCTTCCCAGCATCGTGAGTCCTGCTTTCATGCACATCTCTATCAGAGGCCTTTCTTTTTCTTTCTTCAGATAACGCCCGATATCTTCCACGCATCCACTTTTTACTGCGATAGGATAGGATGTCCTGGAGTGTCTGAATACGTTTGAAAGATTTCTTGCATACACCATGCTGCCGTCAGACGGAACACAATACAAATCTGTTTCATGCCAGCACATTTTTCTTCTTTTATATTCTCCGTACTCGTATACCTCTACCACACCCGCGCTCACAATCTGCCGGTGTGTCTCTGATTCCCAGAAGTCACACTTGTTTACACCCAGTGCATTCATTGTATCCGTTCTTCCTGCTACAAACCTGCGCTGGATGAGTCCGTCTTTATAACGCTGGATGTATGTAAACGCCCTGCACCGCACATGTACATCATTTTTCTTTTTTGCACGCGAAACATAATTTATAATTCTATGGCATACCGGGCATTTTCCCAGCATGTTGTGTTTTGGTTTTACGTCAAGCTGTACCGTTTTCAGGCAGGATGTGCAGTACCCGGTCTTCGCACCGGCGCCTTTGTAGTAAATAAAATTACTTCCGTCAAAGCCGTTATGCTCATACCAGTCCCTAAAGCCTTTCGGCGGCTCGCCCACAGGCTTCATCACTTCATCCCACCGGTCTGTCAACTTCCTAATCCGCTCATCTTCCCTTCTTTTTTTACACCCCTGCTGCCATTCCATGATCCCGGCACTTCCTGCCTGCTTGGTTTTAAGCAGTTTTTTTATCGTATATAAGCCCCCAGCATTAAAATACATGTATGTATCGTATTCTCCGTTATACCAGTAGCCTTCTTCCAGGTTGTCGATCATTGCTGTCCGCCACTTATAGGTTCCATCATCCTGTCTTTCTCTTGTGGTATAAGTTTCTCCTTCATAGTTGATGAAAATATCCCATTTTGGTACTAGGATGTTCTTATCCAGATCCTCCCTCGTGCAAATGGAGACTTTTAATATTCCATCGAGCTGCTGGCATCTCGCTGCAAGCCAATATCTGTATTTATGCTGTTTACCGTTCCAGTCATTTTTCCTTCCCGGC